TATATATGTAGATGGTGACCATTCGTATGAAGGAGCTAAAAAAGATTTAGAATTATCTCTTGAAGTATTAGCAGAAGATGGTAAGATTATAGTTGATGATTTACAATATCCATCTGTAAGAAAGGCATTTAACGAGTTCTTAGAAGAGAACGATGTACAACATAGAGGTGATACAATAACAAAAAAGAAATAAATTATGGGATTTAAATTTAAGTACGAATGTAAGTGTGGATTGAGTAAAGATAAAGAAGGCTATTGTGATGGTTCTCATAAGAAAATAAAGAAAGATGAAGAAACAAAAAGGACAGACTAAAAGGAGAACCCTTGCACAGAAGAGAGTTTTAAAGTGTTTAGAAGAAACGCATGGGGTAGTTACTTCTGCTTGTAAGAAGGCAAAGGTAGCTAGAACAGCGTTTTATAGATGGTGTAAAGAAGATGAAGGATTTAAAAAAGAAGTAGATGAAATACAAGATGCTACATTAGATTTTGTAGAGGGTGCTCTTTTTAAACAAATAGAACAAGGAAACATTACAGGTCAAATCTTTTATCTTAAAACCAAAGGTAAACATCGTGGGTATGTAGAAAGACAAGAGATACAACAACAGACTACAGGTAGTATAACTTTTGATTTTAATTAATGCAATACAAAGGATTTAAACCATATCCATTTCAAAAAGGAATAATAGATGATATCCTCGGTAAAGATGATATGTTTTACGTTATGGTATGTGGCAGACAGATAGGTAAGACTCTCCTTCTTATCAACATGCTATTATACTATGGTATAAACAAACCTAAGAGTACTTTACTTTGGGTATCTCCCTATTACTCAATGGCGGTAAAGGTTCTATCACAGATATTAGATGCAATAGAATATACACCTATAACTAAAGAAGCTAATAAGAGTGAGAAGATTATAACCTTAATAAATGGAACAAGGATATACTTTCGTTCTGCAGAGAAGCCAGAAACAATACGAGGGTTAAGTATAGATTATTGTTTTATCGATGAGGCACAAGATGTGAGTGATAATGCCTTTAATAAATCTATTCTACCTACTTTATCTGCTAAAGGAAAGAAGTGTTTGATTGCAGGAACACCTAAGGCAAAGAATTGGTTTTACTTATATTTCCAAAGAGGAGAAGATAAGAACTATAACTCTTATACAGCTCCATCTACTATATCCCCATACATTAGTGAAGAATTTATAAAAGAACAGAAAGAGTCCTTACCTCCATCTATCTTTAACCAAGAGTTCTTAGCAGAATGGCAAGAGGGTGATGGTGAAGTATTTACAAATATAGATGAAGTATGTAATCAAGAGAATTGGATACCTACTAATAAAAGAACAGTAGCAGGATTAGATGTTGGTACTAAACAAGATTACTCTGTGTTAACTATTATGGATGAATTGGGTAGAGTTGTATATATGTGGAGAGCAAGAGGAATAGATTATAGTGAGATTGTAAACAAAGTAGTTTACTTTTGTAAACAATATAAATCACAACTCTTAGTAGAATCTAATGGTGTTGGTGACCCGATAGTAGAGATGATTAAGAAACAGTATAAGGATACAAAGCCATTCGTTACTTCTAACTCATCAAAAGAAAACATTGTTCGACGATTAATTAGTGATATAGCTGATATGAATATAGAATTACCCTCTGTGAGTTTATTTGAACCCCTCTACAAAGAGTTACACGCATTTCAATACAAATACCTACCGAGTGGTAAAATCTCTTATCAGGCAATGAGTGGTATGCATGATGATACAGTAATGAGTTTAGCAATATGTAATTGGAATCGTATTTCAAATCCAATAAGAAAGAAATTGATAATAAGTGGGTTAAGGTAATTATCCATACCAAGTAATTAAAGAAAATATAATAAAGTATATGAAGAATATAAAAATAGATATACCAGTTGAATTTACAATTGAGCATTATCAAAAGTTAGGGCAGTTTGAACATCTCTCAGAAGTAGAGAAAATCATTAGGATTGTTTCTGCTATTTCTAACTATGATGAAGAGTTTATTCGTACATGGGATATTACATCGTTACAAAAAGTGTATTTAGATATACACGATAAGATTACAACAACAGAAGCAATCTTTTTACCTATATTTGAATTTGAAGGAATACAATATGGATTACAACCTATATCTAAGATGAATGCAGGTGAGTATATCGATTTAGAAAAACAATTACAAGATGGTAATGTCTTAGATGTTATATCTATAATTTATAGACCGATAGTAAAAGATAGATTTAATTCTTTTGAATGGAAAGTTAAAAACGATATAAAGTTTATACAAGGAAAAGCAGAAACTCTGTTTAAGTATTATACAGTAGAAGATTACGATAACGAGAAACGAGAATGGAGAAAAGAGATTTTCAGAAACCTTCCTATGAGTATTGCATTAGGAGCCTATAATTTTTTTTTGTTAATCGGAATTCAATTATCAAACAATTTCCTTCAATCTTCCCAAGTGTTGAACCAATCGGAGAAGAAGATGTGGAAGGAGGGGATGGACCAAGTATTCAAGAACATTTTGGATGGTTCTACACACTCTACCACCTTTCAAAAGATGGGGGAATCTTAAGGTTAACTGGTGAGAAAGATGTTACAAAAGTAAACTTTGTTACAATGTTAAACTGGCTAACTTTAGAAAGTGATATAGTTAAAGAAGAAAATAAACAACAAAAGAAAATATTAAATCAATACAAGAGAAGATAGAACAACATGGTAAGATACGATGAATTAGTAAATACAGTAGAGTATTTTGTGAATAACCACAATTACTTTAAAGGGTTCGGACACGGTAGTATTGAATATATTGATGCTGCAGTAAATAGGGGATATCCACTTTTATTTATGAGGCCTTTAACATCACCTGGTTTAACTGGTGTAGATGGTAGACAAAGAGAAATAACTTTTGAATTTTATTCTTTAGATGTTCCTAAATTGGGAGATGAGGATATGAGGATAGTTCTTAATAATACAGAACAAGGGTTGTATGATTTATATGGTTATATATTAGATGGGCCTGTACAATATCCTATACAGATACAAATGAATAATTTAATTCCTTTGGTAGAAGCATTTCAAGATAAGGCAGTAGGTTGGATAATGACAGCAACATTAATAACAGATAGTAAGGAAATATCTTACTGTGATATAGCATAATATTATGAATAACAACTTCTCATTTTTAAGTGGTTTTACATTTACATCAATTTACACCATGAGCTTATATGAAGTTGGAATGGCTTTATTATTAGGTATAATCGGTGGTATTGGTGGTGTACTAGGAAAAGAAATATATTATTATATAAGGAAGAAATGGAAATAAAGAATATAAGAGAGGTATTAGAACAACTAGCTCAGTTCTTACAAGATAACTTAAAAGATGGTATCATCAATAAGGGATTGTTTAAGACAGGTAGGTTAGCTAATTCAGTTCAAGTTAGATACGAAGATAATGATAAAGAACCTCGTTTTTCTTTAACTATGGAGAACTATGGTTTCTACCAAGATAGTGGTGTAAATGGAACTAAAAGTAAGATTAATCCTAATCCAGAATCTCTTTTTGACCCAGGTCAATTTAAATCTAAAACAATAGGTGGTAATTTACCTTTTGCAGTTCGTAAATCAATTGCAGAGAAAGGATTTAGACCTAGACCTTTTATTGTAGGAGCAGTAAATAGAAGTGTAGAAAATTATGCAGATAAATTAATCATGGCAGGAGAAGAAGATATAAATGATGAAATATTAGATTTATTTAAATTAAACGGAGCAACAACAACATAAATTATGGCAGTACAATTCATACAAAGACCAACAGACCCGAATGGAACACAAGCAACAGTTGTGTATTCCCTTACTAACCTAACGTTAGCTCCACAAGCAAAGTATATATGTGATGTAAAACCTACTGGTTCTAGTGAAACCCTAGTAAGAATAAAACAACCTGGTAATCAAAATAACTTTGGTGTGTTTGAATTAAGTGATGTTTTACACGATTATACTGATTGGGATGAGGTATGGACTACTCCAACAATAGTTAGTTCATCTAACAACAACACAAGAAGTTTCTCGATAGAGTTTGGAGAAGAATATGGAACATCTCCTTCTTCATCTTTGGTTGTAACTCCATCACAGATAACCTCTTCTTTAACTGTATATCCTGCAGTAGAAGAATTAGTAGATGGTTTGAACTGGCAATCAGGTTCTTATTTTAATGATTTTCTTTCTAACTCACCAAACACACAATATATACGAACAGAAGATTATGGAACTCTTTCACATTTTAACTTAGCAAATTCTTTTGTAGAAAGTTATAGGGTAACAATCTATAATGAGAATGATGGTATCCTAGCACAGAAGTTCTTTACAGATACGTTTAGTGGTTCACATGATGATAGTGAAGGTAGTAGATTAGTTCATTATCCAACAGGACCTCAAAACTTTATTAATGATGGAACACTTGGTTCTGTATTCTCTAGTGATACTTGGTCTTATTATACAGTTGTTGCAAATCAAAATGAGGGTGATAGAAGATTTGAAAGATTAAGTAGTTGTATAAATGAGAATGGAACAAGATTTGCATTTATAAACAAATTAGGTACTTGGGATTATTATACTGCTAACTTAACTAAAACAGAAAATCAAACTTATAGACAAGATACATTTGAACAAGAGTTTGTTAATTACTCTACAACAGATGGTAATGTTTCTTTTGATAAAGGGAGAAGAGGAACTACAATATACAACAAGGCAATACAAAAGAACTTTGGAGCACAGACTGATTGGTTAACAACAGAAGAATCTGAATGGTTATTAGAGTTATTCCAATCTCCTTCTGTATATGTTCAGTACGATGGTGGGTTCGTTCCTATTATCATTACTAATCAGGCAGCAGAAAAGAAAACAAATCCAAGAGGACAAAAATTATTTACTTATAGAATAAATTACCAATACGCAAACAAACCTAAATCAAGAAGATAATTTATGGCATTTATTAGAGCACAATATGATGGTGTAATATATGATTTAGATGTATTAGAAGATACACCTATTAGAGTAGATGTTTCTGCTATTGAAAATGGAGATATAGGAGAAGTATTCGGAGCAACATCACAAGGATTTACTTTACCTGGTTCAAAGAAGAACAATAGGTTTTTTAAACACGCTTATAAAGTTGGTGTAACAGGTGTACCTGGTTTAGGTAATTCAGTTGATGCATCAGTTATTAGTAAATCAGATACCCTATTAGAAGGTAGTTTATTTTTAGATGAAGTAGTTAGAACACCCAATGGAGGATTTAATTACGAAGTAACAATAACAAATAGTGTAGTAACTTTTAATGATTCAATTAAAACAGTTGCTGTAAGTGATTTAGATTGGAGTGATTATGACCATGCTTTTTCAGTTGCAAATGTAACAGGTAGTTGGGAGAATGATTTATTTGGTGGTGATGTTTATTATCCCCTAATAGACCAAGGTAGAGATGGATTAGAAAATACAGGTTCTTTACCAAATATAGCAATAGATACAGAGGTAGTAGCTAGACTAGGATATATTAACAACGAAACCTCTTCATTACAAGTACAACAACTTACACCTGCAATTAGAGTATCCCTAGTATTAGATAAAATATTTGAACAAGGTGAATTTGCTTATTCATCTTCTTTAGAACCTTTATTTGATAACTTATATATAATGCCTAAACAAACAGAGAACTTATCTGTTAAAGGAACTGGTTTCTCAGATTTTACATTTACATCTGAACCTCTTTCTGCGTTTAACATTACATCAAACGCTCCAACTATACCAACATATAGTGATGTTATTTTTGATAATGAAGTTTCAGACCCATCAAACTCATATAACCCTACAACAGGTGTATATACAGCTCCAAAAGCAGGAACATATCAATTTGATGCTATTATATCTGGTAGTGTTGCAGCTGCACCTGCTATGACAAGTAGAACTGATATTGATTGGAGAATTATGGTAAATGGAACTCAAAGAGTTGCATTTGGTGGTTTAGTATTTGATGTAGGACAAGAAGGAGAATCTGAAGCTCTTTTTGTATCAAGTGGTTTAATAAATCTTAATTTAGGAGATACTGTTAAATTACAAAGAACAGATAAAATAACAGTTGGAACTCAACCTACTATTATAATACAAGCTACATCACAATTTGTAGCTAGTGATTCACCAATCAATTATGAAACAGGAACTATACAATTAGGACAACAGTTTGAACCACAAACGAAATGTATAGATGTTTTAAGAGGTCTAATACAGAAACTAAATTTAGTGATAGAACCAGTCTATACAGAAAATAGAGTTCTTAAAATAGAAACTTTTAACAACTGGTCTAATAGTGGTAAGAAGGTAGATTGGACATATAAGATACAACAAGCAGATAGAATTAGTTTACGTTCTACATTAGGTAATCAACAAAAAACTTTGAAGTATGAAGATAACAGAGATAATGATAGATTATCCAAAAGTGTATTAGAAAATGCAGAAGGATTACAATGGGGAACTGAAATAGTTAATGCTGCATCTGATGTACCACAAGGAGAAAGAAAAGTAGGAGCTTATTTTGCACCTGTTATCTTAGATACAATAAGTGGAACAAATGATAATATTATACCACAATTATACAAAACAGATAATAGTGAAATAGAAAAAAAGACATTTAAATTTAAACCAAGATTAGGATATAAGGTAAGTGGAACTTTACCAACAGGTTCTTTTATTGGAGCAGCAAGTGAACCTTTTCAAGATTATGCTACAATATCAAACTATGATAGTTTACCTGTTGTTAGTGGTTCAACAAATAATTTACATTTTAACGAATCGTTTTATCCACCAGCCTTTGATGCTAATGCAACAGGTTCTATAACCTCGTATAAAACGTATTGGAGTGATTATATAAACGATTTGTATGGAAGTGATAGTAAGATACTATCTGCTGAAATAAAGTTCGAACCTGATGAGATTGCAGGAATAGAATTAAATGATAAAATCTTTGTAGAAGATAAATGGTATAGAATAAATAAGATAAAAGGATACAACTTAAATTACAATGATGTAGTAGGATTAGAACTGATTACTGTAAATGATGCAGGATTTCCTAGTATCTTTTGTGATTTTAATTTTACATCAGAAGATAATTAAGATATGGCAAATATAGATAAATTAATAACGTTAACATCAGGAAGTAATGCAGGGCCTTACTTTGATGTGTATTATAGTGTAAACTGTGCTTCTTATAGTTTAGCTCCAAATGGTAATGATGTTTTCTTACCAACAGTTGGTTCAACAGCTGTTGTGACTGTAGATGAAGCTACACAATGTATAAGATTAGAATCAGAAGGTTTATGTACAAACGAGGTAACTATTGGTACTGTTTCAGGTATTGATTGTGATAATCTTAGAATATATCTTAATACACAATTAGATAACTATGTTGATACTGCTAGTTTTGAATTAACAAACATTGTATCTTCATCTTTATCACCCGATAATTCATGGTTTGCAGCTAATGGAACTTGGAATGTAGGTGATGAAGCTTTTTACTTTACAGGCTCAGCAACAAGAGATTATGCTAATGCATGGAGAGATGGTTTAACTTATAGTGGTTCTAATTTAGATTATACTAGAAATGGTTGGGAGTTTGAAGTTGGAAAAGACTATCACTTTATTTATAGAATGAAAGGTAGATTAGCTGGATATACTTATTCAGGTAGAGGAGCATCACAGTTTAATAATTTAGATGATGCTGGTGGAAATGAAGGATTAAATATAATAGGAGCAGGAACTGTTTTTAAACCAAGTCCAAGTTCTCCAAATAAAACTGCAGATACATCAAAATGGATGACTAATGGTGGAACTGGTATTGATGCAACATCTTCACTATCACCTCTTGATGTACCAAACTTTGTTGGTTCGGATGAATGGAGAACAATTGCTTTTACAGCTAATACAGGTGGTGATACTTCTTTAGATGCAATGACAATGAGTATTGATAATGATGATTTTGCAACTGAATATTATTTTGCAGGAACATCAGCAAATATATCAGAAATGAATCAGTTGTTTAGAAATGCAGGTGGATTTAGACAATTTTTAATGTATGATAGAAAGTTAACACCAACACAGTTAACTGATTTACATACTAAATTAAATGATGGTTCTTTTTATTGTTTACCTACAACGACAACAACTACTACCACAACAACTACAACTACGAGTACAACTACTACTACAACAACTACAACTACTCTAGCACCTGATTGTATAGAATGGGATTTATTATGTCCATCATCAGCAGCTGGTGGTTTCTGTGAGTATAGTGTTCCTTGTTGTGATGGTGTAACAGTAGTTTATGATTTAGGTGCAGACCAAGATGCTGTTGCCTGTGTTGAAAGTGGAAGTATTGTAACTGTATTATCAACGAGTGGTACTGCATCACCAGCATCACCCGAATCACCTTGTTCTTCATTATGTGGAGATGTAAGTACTACCACAACAAGTACTACAACAACAAGTACAACAACTACTACAACCACAACTACTACTGCTCCTCCTACAAAGAGAGTAGAGATTACAGGTAGTAATAGTACTGATACTGAATTTACTCAATCAGCTAATGATATTGATTTTAGTTTTCTAGGTACTCCTTATGACTTAAGATTAAATGATATACCTATTGGTACAACAAATACAGGTTCAAATGCATCTATTGGTGGAATACAAACAGTTAATAGTACTATCAATGTAAGTGGTACACCTGATTATGGTACGATAAATTATCAAACAATATTAAAAGCAGATGGTGTTATACAAGATACTGATAGTGGACAACTTACTTATCCTTCAACAGGTGTAGTTCTTGGACATGGTTCTCAAAATATAGATAGTGCAACTTCTTGGTCTCTTGAAGTTAATCTTACACCTACAACAACAACTACAACTACAACAACGGCGGCTTGTACTGAATACGATTTACTTTGTCCATCAACTGCAGTAGGAGGATTTTGTTCCTTTGATGTTGATTGTTGTGCAGGTAATACAGTAAGATATTTCTTAGGACCTGACCAAGATGCAGTTGCTTGTGTAGAAGCAGGTGGAGGAGTAAGTGTTGTTACTGTAAGTGGTGTTGCTACTCCAACAGGAGTATCATGTAGTTCTGATTGTGGTGATGTAACCTCTACAACTACTACAACAACAACGAGTACAACTACAACAAGTACTACAACAACTACAACTACAACAACTACACTTAATCCAGCAGATTGTATAGAGTATGATATGGAATGTAGAAGTGGAGCAGTTGGTAGTGGTTGTTCATTTAGTTGGGATGATTGTGAGGGAGTAGCACAGAGTGTAAGTATTGCAGAAGATTTTGGATTTAGTGTATGTGCTCTATCAGGTTCAGCATTCGTAACATCTGCTAGTGGTAATATTACTGAAGGAGACCAATGTTATTATCCATTTACTTTAGAGTATGGTTCTGTAAGTTGTTCAAGTGTATGTTCTAACTATCCTGGTGGAAACTCTCAACTAGTTTATTTAAATGAACCAAGTTTCGCTATTGCAACTGTAATCTATTCAGATTTAGTTGGAACTCCAGCAGATGCTAACTTTTGGACAGATGGAAATATTTGTAGAGAATCAGATGGGTTTGGTGATTTAGGAACTGCAAGTACTTGTTAATGTTTAGAAAAAAAACATTTAGTATTGATATAGATACTTGGATAAAATCTGTACAGAAACTTATACCTGATATGGTTGTATTGGGTGGTTATTCTCGTTTTAAACAAGGTTTAGAGAACGATTACCCAAAGACATGGATAGATGTTAAGATAGATTCTGTTAATCGTTGTAATCCCCTTTTTGATAATGGTAGATTTACTTGGTTTGATTCTGATTTTCAATCATCTGTTTTAAATCGTGCTACTTGGAAATCACCTGAAGGATATTATTTAGATATATTCATAGATGAAACCGATAGAGATTTTATAGTAATAGATGAGCTAAATTGTCAAACAGTTGAAGAAGCAATATCCTTTGTAGAAGATTATATATCAGAAATGGGAACTAATGATTATATGGAATCTAAGTTAACCAAGCTCAAAAAATATATATAACTATATAAAGAGTATAATATTATGATTTATTTATCGTGTCAACCAGCTATCTCTCGCTACACTTGGGAAGTAGAAGTATATATAGAGAATTTCCTACATATGGGAGTATCTCCTCAACAGATACATGCAGTTCAAGGTTTAGATAGGGAATGGAAAGAAATCCCCTTAGATTGGAAAAAACTACAAAACAAATATCCTAGTGTAAACTTTTGGTTTTACTATGATACAAGACCTTTAGATAACAATTACCCACCATCATTACAAGCACATCTATTAGAGAAACATTGGATAATGAATCCACATCTAAATAATGAAGCTGTATTCTTTCACGATGCAGATTTTATATTTACTAGACCTATGGATTTTATACCATTTCTACAAGATGAACATTGGTATTTATCAAATACTATTTCTTATATAGGAGCAGAGTATATTAGAAGTAAAGGAGAGGAGGTGTTGGATAAGATGTGTGAGATTGCAGAGATAGATAAACGTTATGTAGTTTATAATCAAGGTGGTAGTGGAGGAGCACAGAAACTTATTAAGAAAGTTGATAGTAAGTATTGGAGAGATGTTTATAATCTCTCTATGAGGTTCTGGCGAGAAGTACCTCAAGTATCTGAAAAGATAAAACAACAATATCAGAAACAAGGTAAACCTTATCATGAGTTACAACATTGGACTATGAGTATGTGGGCTGAATTATGGACTGGATGGAAAAGAGGTGTAAGTACAAGGGTTGTAAAAGAATTTAACTTTATGTTTGCTACTAATCCAATAGAAGATTGGGAAACTTATCCATTCTTCCACAATGCTGGAGTTACTGCAAATCTAAGAGATAAGTTATTCTATAAGGGTGATTACGATAAGAGGTTACCTTACAAATATACTTTGTTAGATGCTGATAAAACTAAATCTAGTTATAGGTATTGGGAATGGATACAGAAGGTAGGTCAAAACTCATGTTTGATATAACCAACATTAAAATCTTTTTGTTGAGCTAGTTTCTTAAACTGTTCGTAATCTTCTTTATATTGTTTATCAAAACCTTCAATCAACTCACCATTTGATAAAGTAGCAGATATTTTACTATCTTTCATAGGAACTCCTTTAAGAGCTTTACAAGGAATCTCATTCATATGAAATTGCCAAGTATCTCCAAAATATAACTTTATATCATTAGGTATTCTACTCCAATTTAATTTATCAAAGAATATAGCACAACCCCAACCCATACAATGTTGTGGTATCTCTACTATTTCATATCTTTTTTCTTCACACTTATAGTTTGTATCGTGCATACCTAAAATACCCATACCTTCTGAAAAGTATGCAATATACTCAAAGATATCTAAATCAAATATAATATCATCATTTAGAATACCAACGATAGATTGGTCTTGACAAAGGGAAACACCTTTGTTCCAAGCTTTGTTAATCATCCAATCGTTATATGAATTAGGTTTGTGTATTTTTAATTTAGGTTCTAAATCTTTGTAAAATGGAAAGTGTTCATCAAATGCTAAACCATTATCTATAATGTGTACATGAGAAACCAAATCGTATTTTAAATACTTTGGTAACATCTCTTTTAAGTTTGTTAGTGCTGGTTCTTTATAAAGTGTGGGTATTACTAATTCAATCATGATAAATCATATGGTTTTCTTCCGTTAATAAATCTATCAGAAATAAGTTTCTCTTGTTCTGACATAGCATCCCAAGAATACTTTTGGAAATCACCATTTGGTTCAAATAGTAAATCAGCTATCTTTTTTACATAATCTTGATAGAGTTCTCTATCTTCTTTTGGATAAGGTATTGAATGTCTTCCTGAGGATGTGTTTTTAAATATATGTTTAGGATATTCCTTTTTTAAACTTTGTTTTTGTTTCTTATAATTTAGGTAATTTATATTTAACAATCTTGATTTTGATTCCATTATTTATTTTTGTTTATCTTCTTTCTTTGGTTTTACTTTCTTTGGTTTTTTAGAATATAGAGTTACTGATGTATCACCATTCTCTATCTTTTCTTTTTTAGTTGCAAGTTCTTGTTCTCTAACAGCTAATTGTTTTTGACGCCTTTTTACAACTGAGGGTTTTAAAAACTCTCGTCTATTTCTATACTCTATAAGATGTTCTGATTTTCTAACTTTTCTTTTAAATCGTGAAAGTAGTTTGTTGAAGTTCTCACCTTTTTTTAGTTTAACTGAAACTAATTTTGCCATATTATTGTAACTTTATCTATTATATTATATTTTTTGCACGAAGCTGGTAAATGATTTCTTTTAATTCTTCTACCTTTTCTTCTAACTCTACTACACGTCTAGTTAACCTTTCTAATGCTGAACCATACTCTACTTTACGATTCTCATACTTTAACTCCTCTATAATAGCTCTTAGTCTTTCTTCTCTATTCATTTGTATATTTCTTCTTTAACTGTATATATGCTACTTTAGTCATTGGTATTCTAGCTCTACATTGTGCTGATAATTTCCAATATAAATTACTATTTTTATATTTTAATTCTTTTATCCAACCAGACATGTCTTCAGTTGTTAAATATTTCCACATTTTACTTTAATTTTAATAAGTTATACTCTATATATATTTATATATATTTTAGTATAGTGGTTAAGTTAGAATAATTTAAAAATAAAAGTATCAACCTCGTACTAGTAATACTAAGTCAGTGCTGCTAGTGCTGTCAGTACTAGGTTGTTATTTTTTATTTTAATTTGTCAGTTATTAAGTGCTGCAGTGCGCGTCTGGTAGGGAAAAATTAAAAATAGAAAATTTACCTGAACCAATAGGGGTGATTACCTAAAGTTTGGGATATTATACTCATAGTTCCAGTCTTAGAGTGTTCGTAATGTAGTTTATGTAATGTGCATCTGTTGTATTATACTCTTATTAATAAATATAGAGCAATCCAGAAAAACGTAAAAAATTATACTGACAATTTGTCATGACATGGTGTCATACAAAGAAAAGAGGGGCCGAAGCCCCTCTTGTAGTGTGGTAAGTATCCAAAGTGAGTATAATAGATGCGTAGAGTGACTTACCACTTATATATACTTATATATATTTTGAGGTAGTGGTATTTATCCATACCATTTTATTATAGAAAATATAATTTATTATATGGCACAACAAACTATACAATACAACGTAAAGGTAAATACTGATAATTCAGTAAAGACTCTTGGACAGTTAGAAGAAGAATTAGCTCAGATTAACGAAGAGCTACAACAGGTTGATAGAAACTCCCAAGCATTTGAAGATTTGGCTAAACGTTCTCAAGACACTACAAGAGAGTTAGAGAAAGTTAATAACCAAATTGAGGGTATAAGAGGTGAGGATAAAATACAGGCCTTAGATGGTTCTCTAAAGGTATTAGGAGGTACGGTACAAGGTGTAGTTGGTGGATTAGGATTACTTGGTGTAGAATCAGAACAGTTCGGTAAGTTCGAAGAGAAAGCAGCATCAGCAATTGCCTTGGGTATCGGTATAAAAGATGTAGGTGAAGGTGTAGGTCAGTTAGCTAACTTTACAAAGAAACTACCAGGTCCAACAAAGGCAGCAGCTGCAGCACAAAAAGCATTTAACTTTGTATTGAGTTTGAACCCTATTGGGTTAGTAGTAATTGCCATTACAGCAGTAGTTGCAGGATTTGTTTTATTTAGTGATAAAGCAAGAGATTTAATTAAGAAGATAAAACCACTTAATACTATATTACAGAAAACTGTTAATTTCTTTAAGATGTTAGGTAGGTCTTTAGGATTAGTTGCAACAGAAGAAGAATTAGCTGCAGAAGCAACAAAGAAAGCAACTGATAGTAGAGTAAAAGATTTAGATAGAGAAATCAAATTAAGAAAAGCTGCTGGTGAAGATACTGTTGCATTAGAAAGAGAGAAATATGAAAAGTTAATTAAACTTACAGAAGAAGGTAGTGAAGAACAAAAGAATGCAATAAATGATTTAGCAGTATTTGAAGCTGGATTGTTAAAGAAGAAACAAGATGAAGTAGATAAGGCAAATGAAATAGCTGCAGCTAAGAGAAAAGAAGAGAGAGAGAAGAAAGAACAAGAAAGAATTGCAGAAGAAGAAAAAGAAAAATCAAGATTAGATAAAATTGCAGAAGATTTAAAGAAAAGGAAAGATGATGCTAAAGCTTTAGCAGAAGAAGAGAAGTTAGAAGCTGAACTACTTGGTTTATCAGAGTTTGATGCAGAGAGAGAAAAACTTGATAGAGAGTATGAAGAGAAACTTGCTAAACTAGATGAGTTTAATTTATCAAAAGAAGATTTAGATGCAAACTATCTTGCAAGGAAAAAAGAAATCCTTGATGCAGAAAATCAAGCTGTTAAAGATACTTCAGATGCTAATATAGCAATTGCAGAAGCAGAAGCTGATATGAAAGACCAGGTTCTTAATTCTACAATAGATAATTTCCAAGGAGCTCTGGCTGCATTATTTGGTGAATCTAAAGCAGTAGCATCGGCAAACGTTCTTATAGGGAACTATCGTTTCAGCTCCTTTATATATTGCATCACAATTTGCATTACTAGGAGCAACAACTATTGCATCGTTAAAACAAATTAACTCTACCTCACCTGGTAGTAGAGGTGGTTCATTTAATCCTGTAGCAGCAGGTGTAGGAGCAGGATTTTCATCACAAGCTCCAACATCAGCAACGGCATCATCACAAACACAAGCACAACTTGATGTTGCAGAAGCATCAAGTAGAGGACAAGAACCCGTAAGGGCGTATGTGATTGCTGGTGAAGTAACATCGGCACAAGAAGCAAATGCTAGAATTACACAAAGAAGAGTAGTAGGTAGAAACTAAATCAGTACAAAACCATTTCCAACTGTTATAGTATTAAACTATAAACAATTAGATATGGAAAAATTTAAATCACTTACACAATTCCCAAATTACTTAATATCAAATCAAGGTAGAGTTTTATCTATTCATAAAGGTATTTGGTTAAAACCAAGAGCAACAAATGGTAATAGACATTTACAAGTTTGTTTAAATGGTAAATGGATGTATGTACATAGATTAGTAGCAATGGCATTTATTAAGAAAGTAAACAAATATGTTGATATTGTAATGCATAAAGATAATAACCCAAAGAACAATTATGTAGATAATCTACAATGGGGAACACAATATGAAAATATGCAACAAAGATTTAATTACCCATCTGAAAGAAACAAACAAATAAAAGATACATTTTATCAACAAAGAAAAACATATAATGGTAAAATAGTAAATCTTTTACAAACGATTGCAGATGAGTTTAAAGTATCCTATGGTAGTGTTTGTTGTATTGTATATAAAAAAGTTTAACCACTAGATATATTAATATATAATATATTAGATGGATTTAGAAAACTTAGAGAACTACAAAGCTCCTACAATCATTGCATTAGAAATAGACGAATTCGATGAAGATTCAGGCGTAGATGGTATTGCCCTCGTGGAACAACCTGCAATAGAATCTGATTGGATTTATTTTTCTTCACAAAAACAATTATTTGAATCTTATAGTGATTATCCTGATTCAGTTAGTAACAATGCTAAAAAAGGTATTGAACTAAACGAGAAACAAGGAAACAAATGCGCAACTCAGGTTGGCAAGGTAAGAGGTCAACAATTGGCTAAGAAAGAAAAGATTTCAGTAGAAACGATTAAACGCATGTACTCTTATTTATCAAGAGCACAAGTTTATTATGATGAAGGAGATAAAACATCTTGCGGATACATATCATATATGTTATGGGGAGGTCTAGGTGGAAAGAGATGGGCAGAATCTAAATTAAAAGAATTAGGTTTGTTTCAAGGAGATATAAATGTATCAGATATAGCAGATATATCAGATTATATACCAACAGGTAGTGATAAATCTCCTGTTGAAAGATTTGTAGAAAACGCAGGAGGATTTTCGGTAGGAGATTATGTATCTTGGACGTTCGCAGGTAGAGGAGAAGATGCAGATAGAGGAAGAGGACAAATCAAACAACTACGAGTAAGTGGTAAATTAAAAGTACCAGGTACAGATTTTGAATTGTCTCCAACAGAAGATAGGCCAGCAGCTTTGATAGAAACTGTTGACGGAAAGTTAGTTGGACAATACACCGAGAATTTAAGAAAGATAAAGAAACCTGATAATTTTAACATAGAAGATTATTTAGGGTTTTACTTTGAATTAGTAGATTATATAGATGGATTACCACTATTCACTACAAAAGAAGAAGCAGAAAAAGTTTCTGATATGATAGGATGTGATGGGATACATGAACATGAGATAGAAGGATTTACATTTTATATGCCGTGTGAAAATCACGATGAAGCAACAGAAGCATTTTTAGAAGAAGTAGAAGAACTTTTAAAAAAGAATAAAAAGGATAAAAAGAAATACTTAGATGATTTACCTCAAGATACTCAAGAGAAGATATTAGAACGCTTGGATGAGATAGGAGAGAGAGAAGAGGACCTAGTGAAGGAAGGTTGGGTGTTGATTGAAGATGAACAAAAGTTCGCAATATCTTCAAAACCCAACGAACCTTCCATAGAAGATTATGGTAAGTTTAGAATTAGATACAAATATACAGGTCCAAAAGATTCTAAAAACAGAACTTTTTGTAGAAGAGTATTAGATAAGAATTTAATATTCAGAAAAGAAGATATCAATAGTATGTCAATTGGTGGTGATAATTCACAATTTGGTATATATGATATTTTTACATACAAGGGTTCATATGGATGTAGACACTATTGGACAAGATTAGTGTATGAAAAGAATAATGGTAGGGAAAGAAAAACAGAACAAAGAAGTGTAGATGAATCTTCTTCTGTTAATGCTAAACCTACAATGAATAGGAATCCTAATTCAGAAACTTTAATAGATAAGAGTGCAACACAAGATGCATTCTCAAAAATACAATTCGAATCAGAAGAGAAACAACTTATAGCAGGGCCTTTAATGATACCTCGTAAGTTGATATATCGTTTTGATGAGAATAATGGTGAATTTTGGGTATATTTTACCGAAGAAACCATTGAAAAAATTGCTTACAAATACTTGATGAACAAAAATCAAGACCAAACTAATTTAGAACATAGTGATAGTGTAAAACTAGAAGATGTTGTATTAGTGGAATCTTGGTTGGTTCAAGACCCTGAAAAGGACAAATCATTTGCTTTAACCGGTGAAAAATATTCAAAAGGAACTTGGTTTGGAATAATGAAGGTAAAAAATTCAAGTGTATGGGAGGAATGGGTAAAGACTGGTAGAGTTCGTGGATACAGCGTGGAAGGGTATTTTTCTGACAAGCTGATTAATATGAGCAAAACTAAGTTTTATTACCGAACTATTGAAGGTGGAAGTGAGATAGTAATTGACCACAAAACCTTGGTAGTATTTATTCTAAAAGATGGTGAGCGAAAAGCTATATTGCCTGATGGAACTTATGAACTTACAAATGGGACAACATTGAAAGTTATAGATTCTAAAGCAGTAGAGGGTTCGTTCAATATCAATTAATGTTAAAACCAAAAAAGGAGTTTATTATGAACAACGAAGAACTAAAGAATTTAGTTAAAAAACATTTTAACTTAGTTGAACCAACAGTAGAAGAAACTGTGGAAGAAACTAAAGTTGAATTGTCAGAAGTTGCTGCTGAACAATCTTTTGGAGAAATTTTAACGGCTGATGGAGAACTTACTCTTACTTATGAAGGAGAAGAACTCTCTGTGGGATTACCAATATTTGTTAAAACAGATGATGGTAGTGTACCAGCACCGGATGGAGAACACGCGTTGGAAGGAGGTGTGTTTATTAAAACCGAAGGTGGTTCAATTGTTGAAATTTCTGAAGGAGAAATTGAAGCGGCTGAGGAAGAAGAAATTGTAATCGAAGAAAAAATGTCTGAAGATACAAAAGAAACTGAATCAAACAAGTCTGATGAAAAATTCGAAGAAGAAATAATCGAAGAAGAAGTTGTACTAGAAGACAAAGAAGAAATCATTAAAGCAATTGCTGAATCAGTTCTACCGATTATCGAAGAATTGAAAGAAGAAATTGAAGAAATGAAGAAAAAGTTTTCTGCAACTGAAACTAAGGTTGAAGAATTTGCATTAGCACCTGCAGCGGAAAGAACCAAAGCAGAAATTAAATCGAGAAATGTTTCAAAGAAGGATACTTCTTATAATCCAATAAACGAGGATAAGAAAAGACAATTTGAAAGATTACTTAAAATCAAAAACAAAAACAAAAAATAAGGAGAATTAATCATGGCAGGATTTAACGTATCTGCATTAGCAGATTTTAACAATGAATTAGCAGGTGAATTCCTAGTAAAATCAGTAATCGCTGGTTCTACTGCGGAATATGTAACCGTAATTGAAGGGATTAAATATAAAGAGCCCTTAAATCTACAAGAAGTAGATTTACAAATACAAGACGGATTCGGATGTATTACATCTGCATCTGGAGAAGTGACATATACTCAAAGAGATTTAGAAGTATGTCAAAGAAGTTCATACGATGGACTATGTTTAAGAGATTTAGATAAGAAGTATATTGGTCTATTAGGCCCTAAAGGTTCTTATCCTGAAACTTATGCATTCGCAGAAGAATATGCATCTCAATTAGTTGCTAACTTCCAAAAGAAAAACGATGAGTTTATTTGGACGGCTACAACTGGTGCTGGTGACTGTGTTAATGGTCTTAATACACTATTAGCTTCAGGTTCATCTGATGCAGTATTCGTATCTCAATCAGCTCCAACATCTGATAACATTTTAGACCAGATTGATGAGCAATTAGAGAACGTACCAGCAGACGTACAAGATAGAGATGACTTAACAGTATTTATGTCAATCGCTAACTTTAGAAAGTACATCGTAGGATTAAGAAAAGCAAACAACTATTTCTATGACCCGAATACAGTAGAGAATAGAGGTTCATTACTTTCAGCAATGCACCCATTCGCTAACTTAAGAGTTGTAGGAACAGTAGGATTAGCAGGTTCTAACAGAATCGTAACTGGTCCAGCTAGACAAATCGCAATTGGAACTGACTTAGTATCTGATTTGGATAACTTCCAAATGTGGTATGACATCAATGGTGACCAACTGAAACATAGAATTGTAACTAAATTAGGTGTTCAAGTAGCATTCCCATCTTTTTGGGTAACTAACAACCTATAATCAACTAAAGGAGGAATAAATTATGGCATGTGATATTACAAGTGGATTTGCATTAGGATGTAGAGACAACTCAGGTGGAATCAAAGCGATTTACATCCTCTCTGGCTCAGTTTCATCTATTACAGATACTTCAAACGAAATATCTGATATTGATGGTACAGGAGTTTTTTATCAGTTTGATTTACAAAGGGGAACTTCTGATTTTACAGAAACAATCAATGGTTCAACTGAAAACCAAACGGTCTTTTACGAGGCTACGGTAAACGCCGCGTTCGCGAAATTACAAACTTCAACTAGAAACCAAGTAAAAATACTTGCTCAGAACCCAGACTTAAAAATCGTTGTTGAAACGAATAATGATTCTGCTTCAGAGAAGTTTATTTATGTAGGTAGAAGAAATGGAGCTGTACTTAACGCCGGACAAGGTCAGTCAGGAACTGCTTTAGGTGACGCAAATGGTTACACCTTAACATTCACTGCTCAAGAACCACAACCAGCAGATTTTATCTCTGGTTCAAGCTTGGCTGGTGCATTAACAGGAATAACTGTTTCACAATAAAAGTGATTAAAGGTAAAGTGGGGGGATTAATTTCCCTCCACTATTATCTTTTTTATATAATACAGTAAGTAGATTATGCAAACAGTAAAAGAAAACCAAGTAAACGAATTAGTATGGCCTTATGAGGTTGTTGCATGGGTTAACCCACCAACAGGTTCAAAGTCAAACTATATTCTTGCATATGAAACTTTAGCAAATGATAGTGGTTCTTCGGAAGTAAGTTCATTTGCAACCGCAAGTTTAGAGATGAATAACAATAGATGGAGGGTAACTCCAATAAATCTTGTTACAGGCTCTACTACAAATCTTGGTGAGATGTATGTTAAAGCGGGGACAACATACGAAATAGAATTTAGATATGGTATTAGACCTTTTTATATTTGGAAAGAAGCAACACCATTATGGACTGATACTGAAGGAACTTGGAGTAATCCATTTCTACCAACATCAAACAATTCAATACCACAAGGAAGTGATAGAATGTTTGTATCAGGTGCAGTAGCTCCAAAAGAAACACTTTATATAACATCGAATGACGATGCAAAATTTACAATATATCAAGGGTAATATGAAAAAATTAAATAAACATAAACTAACTATCATTCCTAAGTACGGAGATTATTATTATCCTACTACAAAAGTATTTGAAGATGATAAAGGTGATGTAGTATATTATGGGGAAGCAAATGAGTTTCCACAGTATATAATTGAATTATACAACAAATCTTCTATAAATGGAACTGCGATATCATCTAAGAGAGATGCTGTTGTAGGACAAGGATTAACAACAGAAGATGAGAGTATTTTAGAATATGCAAACAAAGAAGGTGAAAGTTGGAATGATATATTCAAAAAAGTAGCTTTAGATAAAGTAATGTTTGGTGGATTTGCATTAGAAGTAATATGGTCTAACGATAGAACAAAAATTGCAGAAGTATATCACATAGATTTTTCTTATGTAAGAGCACATAAGATGAATAACAGAGGAATTGTTCCAGGATATTACATTTCATCTGCATTCCAAAACAGAGGGAGATTAAGACTTCCAAAAGAAGATTTAACTTATATACCTAGATTTAATAAGTTAGATAGAACATCTCCATCACAAATTATCTATGCTGGAAACTATGAACCAGGTATGAGGTATTATCCTCTACCGGATTATAATTCAGGTCTTAACATTATAGCACTTGATGCAGAAATAGATAATTTTCATAAAAACAATATTAAAAATGGATTAGCTCCGTCCCTTTCAATTACAACATTTACAAATGCTGATAATGAAGAACGAGGAGTAATAGAACAACAATTAAGAGAGGCATATGCAGGAAGTGATAATGCTGGTTCTCTTATTTATATGGATGTTGCTAACAAAGAAGAAGCACCTGTCATCACACCAATACCACAAAATGGTGCTGATGGGTATTACACTACTGTTAATGATATGGTCACTCAAAAGATACTTACATCTCATAGGATTACATCTCCTATGATTTTAGGAATTAAAACAGAAGGTCAGTTAGGTGGTAGAACAGAGATGTTAGAAGCTTATGCACATTTCCAAAAAACAGTAATAGAACCAATACAATCTGATATCTTAACAGTATTTACAGATATATTTAAAGTAAATGGAATGGATATAACACTAGGTGTAGAAACTACAAGAATATTTGAAGATGGTGATGAAACAGAAGTAGTAACATCAGTAGATGAAGAAAGTGGTTCAGGTGAGATACTAGAAGATGGTATAGAAGAAAATATAGTTAACATACAAGAGAAACCAAAAAACGAAGGAATAATATAATGCAAAATACATTACTAATATCGGAAGCTAAAGTAAAAGCATTTACAGATATAAACAATAATTTAGACCCTTCTTTAATTAAATCAACAATTAGAGAGGCACAGATTATTCACATAACTAGATTACTAGGAACAAAATTATATGATAAGATAATAGATGATGTTGATGCAGGAACTTTGACAGGAAATTATAAATCTCTTGTAGATGATTATATTCAAGATAGTTTATTATACTGGTCATATTATGAATCATTAGAATCTATATATTTAAGACCAAGAAATAATGGGTTATTACAACCACAAGGAGGTGATAATGCATTATCTGTGGATATGATAGTATATGATAAGAAAAGACGTTCAGTAAAGAATAAGGCTGAATATTTTAGTGAAAGATTGGTAGATTACTTATGTTTTAACAATAGTTTATTTCCAGAATATGGAACAGAACAAAATGATGACATATTTCCTGATGCAGGAACACAATTTAAATCTCCAATAGTATTTAGAAACACAATTAGAGATAATATAGAACAATTGGGAATAAAAGTAACAAATTCAAGATACAGTTATTTACCACAATAAAAAA